AAGCTTCGCTAACGGTGGCAAAGTTGTAAAAGGTCCATATAGTTAATGACAACTTCATCCTCTACAAACTTTGAGCTTGATGTAGCTGAGTATATTGAAGAAGCTTTTGAGCGTTGTGGCTTAGAAGTTCGTACTGGCTATGACTTACAAACAGCTAAAAGGTCAATAAATATACTTCTAGCTGATTGGGCTAATAGAGGATTAAATCAATGGACTATAGAACAACGCACACAAAGTTTGACTTCGGGTACTGCTGAGTATGATTTGAATACCGATCTTATAGATGTACTAAACGCTGTTATAAGGCGAGGAAGCACCGATTTTACTATAAGTAGAATAGGTCGTGACCAATATTTAAACATACCAACTAAATCACAAACTGGCAGACCAAGCCAGTACTTTTTGGATAGACAAATAACACCTAAATTAAAGTTATGGTCTACACCAGAAAACAGTACAGATGTTTTTGTTTATGATGCTTTGACTAGAATACAAGATGCAGATACAGCTAAAAACACTATGGAAGTGCCTTTTAGGTTTTATCCTTGTTTAACTGCTGGATTAGCGTATTATCTAGCCATGAAAAGAGCTCCAGAGCGTGTGCAACTTTTAAAAGCCATGTACGAAGAAGAGTTTGAAAGAGCATCAGCCGAAGATAGAGATCGTTCTAATTTATCATTAACCCCAAGTAGTACATATTATGGTTTTATATGAGCAGATACGCATTAGGAAAAAAATCTAAGTTTATATCAGATAGGTCGGGTTTTGCTTTTCCTTATCGCGAAAGAGTTATGGAGTGGAATGGTAACTTAGTTCATAGATCAGAATATGAAAGAAAACACCCACAACTTACACCCAGAAAACCACCTTTTGAGCCACAAGCATTATATCAACCAAGACCCCAAGAAATAGATGATAACAATAAATTTATAGTATATACTAATACAGGTTCAGGATTAATTGGAACTGAGTTATCAAGTTTTAGTGCAACAAGTTCTTTAGGAACTGTAACAGTGAGTGTGTCATGAGTTTTACTTTAACAACATTAAAACAATCTGTACAAGATTGGACAGAAAATGATGAAAGCACTTTTGTAGGTGAGTTAGATTTTTTTATAAAAAATGCAGAAGAAAGAATATTTAAAACAGTTGATCTAGATTATTTTAGAAAAAACGTAGAGGGTACAACAACCTCTGGTAACAAATTTTTACAGAAGCCTAGTGATTATATGGCTACCTTTTCTTTGTCTTTAGTTAGTAGTGGTTCAAATGTTTTTCTATTACAAAAAGATGTTAACTTTTTACAAGAGTTTCATCCAGACCCTACTGTTACTGGAGTCCCTAAGTATTATGCACAGTTTGATGTAGATAATTTTATATTAGCTCCCACTCCAAACGCTAATTTTACAGCCGAATTACATTATTATTACAGACCAACCTCACTTACATCTGACTCTAGTGGAACAACTTGGATTAGTACGAATGCTCCAGATGCTTTATTATATGGTACTTTAGTTGAAGCATATACTTTTATGAAAGGTGAGAAAGATATATTAGACTTATACAATGGTAGATTTTTAGAGTCTCTTTCAAGATTGAAGAATTATGCAGAAGGTAGAAATTATTCTGATTCTTTTCGAGAAGGTTTAATTAGACAAAGACAAACATGAGTAAAATTAAAAGCGTTGCTATTGTTGGTCTGGGCAATAGTGGTTTTGAGTACATAAGAAGTAGAGTTCGTAGTGAAAAGTTTGATGAAGTTTGGGCGATAAACTCCATGTCTTCAGTTATTTATCACGACAAATGTTTTATGATGGATCCACCCTCAAGATTTCTTGATACTCCAAACGCTGGAAATCAAACAGATATAATGGCTGAAAGACTACAAGTAAAATTAAACGTGCCAATTTTTTCTTGTGTGTTGGATAAAAGATGTCCTGATGTAGTTGAATATCCCTTACAAAAAGTTCTTAAAAAAGTAGGCTTTGCTTATCTTAATAATACAGTCGCATATGCATTAGCTTACGCTATATATTTGGAAATAAAAGAGCTTCATTTATATGGCATAGATTTTACACACAAAAATGTATCGTTTGCTGAGGCTGGAAGAGGGTGCTGTGAGTTTTGGTTGGCTATAGCATCAACAAAAGGTATTAAAATTAATATAGCCCATAGTTCATCTTTGCTTGACACTAACGTACCAGATGACCAAAAATTCTATGGGTATCATAGATTGGAAGATCCTTTAGTTTCTACTACAACAAATGGTAGCATGTTGATTACAAGAAAATCAAAACTAGAACCACCAGAGCCATTAGATTCTACTCCTAATATTATTGGTAGAGATGATATTCCTGGAGTTACATATGAGGAGAAAAAAGTTGTTTAATGTAGGTATATCACAAACTGGGTCGGTAAATGTTATGACTTCAAATAAAGGTGGTTTAACGAATGAACAGATAGCGGAATTAGCCATAGATAAGATTGTTAGTGTATCAAATGAAGCACCCACACACATAAAACAACAAGCTAATGAGTTTAGGGAACATCTCAAAAAATTGCTCTACCATTATTTGCTCTTGGCAAGAAGAGAAGAAAGAGCTACAATAGTTCATGTGTTAAGATCTAATGGTCAAAAAGATTTGGCTGAGTATATAAGGAGACTTTAATATGACTATTTCACAAGCGTTGTGTACTTCATTTAAAAAAGAGTTAATGTTAGGAACACACAACTTTGCAACTAATGGTAATGATTTTAAATTAGCTTTATATGCAGAAAGTAGTGGAGGTAAATCTTCTACTACTGCAACATTAGGAGCTAGTACTACTGCATTTACTACAACTGGTGAAGTAGGATCAACTGGCACTTATGCTACGGGTGGTGGTTCTTTAACTAAAATTGCTCCAACAACTTCTGGATCAACTGCTTTTGCAGATTTTTCTGATTTAAGTTTTACAACTGCATCGATTACAGCGATGGGTGCTTTAATATATAACGACACTAACAGTAATAAAGCAGTATGTGTATTAGATTTTGGAAGTAATAAAACATCAACATCTGGAACGTTTACAATACAGTTTCCAACTGCTGATGCAAGTAACGCTATTATAAGGATTGCTTAGTTCAACAATTATAGGGTGAGGCATGTCATATACTGGATTAACTGGTTGGGGTAGAGGTGCATGGAATGACGGTCCTTGGGACAGTCCTACACCTGTTGCTGTTACTCAAAGTGGTGCAACTAGTGCATTAGGATCAGTTGTTGCAGTACCCTCAATAGAGGTTAATGTTACTGGAAACACAGCTACTGGTTCTGTTGGATCAGTTACAATTTTACCTTCAATAGAAATTAATGTTACCCAAAGTGGTGCTACTAGTGCTTTAGGATCGGTAACTATCGCAGGAGCATCTACTCTTACGTTAACAGGCACAAGTGCAACTTCATCACTTGGAACTTCTACCGTAGTAATAAGCATTAGCCTTGCAGTAACTGGTGTAACTGCGACAGGATTTACTGGAGAGGAAAATGTTTGGGGAAGGGTGGTTCCAAACCAGACAACAACTTATTCAACTATAACAGTTTCACAAACTCCAAATTGGAGTGGAATCGCAGCATAAGAGGAAAATAATATGGCAAGTACATTTGTAAATAATTTAAGACTCGAGGAAATGACAACTGGTGAACAAGCAGGAACTTGGGGTGATAAAACAAATACAAATCTTGAATTAATTGGTGAGGCATTAGGTTTTGCTACGATACAGTTTGGTTCAGATGCAGATGCTACTGAAACAGTAGCAGACGGTTTGTCAGATAGTGCTAGATCTTTATTTATTAAAGTTACCTCATCAGGAAACTTAACAGCAACCAGAACTTTAACAATAGCTCCTAATAATATGAAAAGAGTGCATATAATTGAAAATGCAACTTCTGGTTCACAGAGCATTGCTATATCACAAGGAAGTGGTGCTGATGTCACAATATTAAATGGACAAACTAAAGCTGTATATCTTGATGGTGCTGGAAGTGGAGCGGCTGTCATTGATGCTTTTGTAGATTTAAATTTAGGTGGGCAAACAATAGTAGATGATATAGAGGTTACAGATGATGCACGAATAGGTGATAATTTAACCTTTTTTAGTGATAGTGCAGTAATTACTTTTGGTGCTGATAGTGATACTACTTTAACACATACAGATGGTACTGGTCTTACACTTAATAGTACTAATAAACTTACATTTGGTGATGTTGCAACTTTTATTCATCAAAACACTGATGGTAGCATGACTATATCTGGTGAAGCTAATATTATACTTACAGCATCTGATTCTATATCTACGACTACTTCGGGAACATCAAATGTAAAACTTGGTGCTAATGCTGGAAATAGTATCGCAAGTGGTGGTAATGAAAATGTGGTAATTGGTGATGAAGCTGGAACGGCACTTACTACTGGAGATAATAATGTAGCAGTAGGATTCGAAGCACTTAAAACAGAAGATACATTTGGTAACAATGTAGCAGTTGGGTATAAAGCATTAAAATTACTTAATGCAAGTGAAGATGCTTATAATGTAGCAATAGGTTCAAGTGCGGGAACCTCAATTACAACTGGCATTGTTAATACTCTTATTGGTGGACTTTCTGGAGATGCATTAACTGAAGGTGGTTTAAATGTTGGAGTTGGTTTTGGAACACTAACTTCAGACACTAAAGGTAGTAGGTCTACAGCATTAGGGTACAATGCTTTATCTGTACAAAATTTTACAAGTGCTACTAATTCAAATAATGTAGCAGTGGGTTATTTTGCAGGAACATTTATAACAACAGGAATCCAAAATACAATAATTGGTTCTTTAGCTGGAGACGCACTTACAGATGCAGATTTTAATGTTGCTATAGGAATGGAAGCATTAAGCACTGATACTCTTGGAAGTAGAAGCACTGCTGTTGGCAAAGGCACATTAAAAAATCAAAATTTTACAAGTGCCACTGATTCGTATAACGTAGCAATAGGATATGAAGCTGGGAATGATATTACAACAGGACTCAATAATAATATTCTTGGTGGTCTTGCAGGAGATGCAATAACAACTGGTAATTCAAACGTAGCGATCGGAAAATCAGCTTTATCTGCTGAAACAACAGGTAGTAATAATATAGCTATTGGAGAAGCCGCTCTAGAAGATCAAAACAATACTGGTGGTGAAAATACTTACAATGTTGCTATTGGTAGTGATGCAGGAAAAAATATTACTACTGGGATAAAAAACCAGTTAATTGGAGGATTGGCGGGAGATAATTTAACAGATGCTGATTTTAATGTAGCTATTGGTTTTAATGCTTTAGGTAATGATCAAAAAGGAAATAAAAATGTTGCAATAGGACATGGTGCTTTAGCAACACAACAATTTACATCATCACAAGATTCAGCAAATACTGCTGTTGGTCATGCGGCTGGACAGGTTATAACAGATGGTGTTCAAAATGTTTTTGTTGGCATAAATGCTGGAGCGGGTGCGACAACTTGTAATAATGTTGTTGCTATAGGTATATCTGCTGGAGGTAATGCAACACTTACTGGAAACAATAATGTTATGCTTGGAAATAGTGCTGGAGCAGAAATTACATCAGGTGTAAATAATATTTGTCTTGGTCAAGATTCAGGGAGAGCTGGAAAACCCGGAGGAGCATTAGTTACAACAAGTAATAATGTCTGTTTGGGTGATTCAGCTATTTCAGGTTTTCATTGTCAAGTAAGCCTTACAGTTGCTTCAGATGAAAGAGATAAAACAGATTTCAAAGATTTAGATTTAGGTTTAGGTTTTGTAAATGATCTTAAACCATATACTTATAAATGGGATAAAAGGGTAAATTATGGAGATAGCACAGACAAAGATTATGATTTTAGTACTCAAACACCAGACGGCACACATAAAGAAGATTGGTTAGACATTGGTTTTAAGGCACAAGAAGTTGAAGTATTAGAAAAAGCAAATGGGTATGATAAAGATAAAAAAACAAATTTATTAATTTCTTCTGTTGATGAGGGCAAACAATATGGAATGAAATATGAAAAATTTGTTCCAATACTTGTTAAAGCAATACAAGAATTATCTGCAAAAAATGATGCACTAGAAGCAAGAATTAAAACTTTAGAGGGTTAAAAAATGTCAAGAACAGCAGAAGAAATTACACAAGCACATAAAGCTTGTTTAGATGGAGCAGATGTAATCAATGTTTTGATTGCTACCCATGCAAAAGGCAGTGATGCGACAGATGCAGACTTTGGGTATGATATGTCACATGACGACAAAAAACAAAAGATTGCTCGTAGTGTTGGTTATCTCAAGTATCAGAAAACATTGACCGATTGGGGCTCAGAGGATTTTACAGTTATAGATAAAGCTATAGCTGATGCAGATAAATTTACTGGAGGTTGAAGTGACTAAAGAGAACGTATTAAGTTTAGATGGTAAATCTTACAAAGAAGAAGAATTAACAGAAGAACAAAAATATTATAAAAATCAACTTAATGATTTACAAAGTAAAATTTTGAGAGTCAAGTTTGAATTAGATCAACTTACTGCATCACAAAATTATTTTCGTAATTTACTAATTGACTCACTTAAAAAAACAATGGAGTCATTAGAAAATAGTAAGGATAAAGAATCTAAAAATCAAAAAACAGGATAATATATGCCACTTACTTCTTTAAAGTTCAAACCTGGAATTAATAGAGAGGTCACTTCTTATTCTAATGAGGGTGGATATTTTGATGGTGAAAAAATAAGATTTTATACAGCTTTTCCAGAAAAAATAGGTGGTTGGACTAAACAATCATCCTCAACATATTTAGGCTCTGCTAGAGCATTACATAATTGGATTGCTCTTGATGGCTCTAATTATATGGGTGTTGGCACACATCTTAAATATTATATTGAAGAAGGTGGTGCTTTTACCGATATTACACCTATCCGTAAAACTTCAACAAACTCAATTACTTTTTCAGCTTCGGACGGTAGTAACATAATAACTGTTACAGATAGTTCTCATGGAGCAGTAGAAAGTGATTTTGTAACTTTTTCAGAAGCTGTCAGTTTAGGAGGGTTAGTTACTGCTACGATATTAAATGCAGAACATCAGATAACATCAGTAGTGAATGCAAACTCATATACTATTACAGTGAGTGTAACAGCTAATAGTTCTGATGTTGGAAATGGTGGTTCTGCTGTAGATGGTGCGTATCAAATTAATGTTGGATTAGATACTGTTGTCGGTGGTAGAGGTTGGGGTGCTGGAGCTTGGGGTGGTGTTAATCCTGATTTATCAACTTATGGTTGGGGATTAAGTGCAAGTACAGGCACTACTGCTAATATCCGTTTGTGGACTCATGATAATTTTGGTGAAGATTTGCTTTTATGTCCTAGAGATGGTGGTATTTTTTATTGGGACAGATCTGATGGATTAACAGCTAGAGCCGTTTTATTAAGCTCAGAGGCTACTGCTTCAAACGTGCCTACTATAGCAAAACAAATCTTGGTGTCTGATATTGATAGACATATAATTGCTTTTGGTACAAACCCATTAGGAGGCAGTGACCAAGATCCTTTACTAATACGTTTTGCATCACAAGAATCATTTAATTTCACACCTGACACTACAAATACAGCAGGAGATCTAAGATTAAGTAGTGGTTCTGAATTTATACAAGCTGTAGAAACTAAACAACAAATATTAATTTTTACTGATAAAAGTTTATTTGCTATGAGGTTTATTGGTCCACCCTTTACTTTTGGATTACAAGAACTTTCGAAAAATATTACTATAATTAGTCCTAAGTCAGCGGTTGCAGTTGATGATGTAGTATTTTGGATGGGTAAAGAAAATTTTTATGTATATACTGGTCGTACGCAACAAATAGCTTGTACTGTTAGAGATAAAGTATTCTTAGATTTTAATTTTTCACAAAAAGATCGAGTTGTTGCTGGAGTCAATTCTCAATGGAGTGAAATATGGTGGTTTTATCCATCAGCTTCAAGTGAAGAAAATAATAAGTATGTTATTTATAATTATGCTAATCAAACATGGTATTATGGGACATTATCAAGAACAGCATGGCATGATAAAGGTGTAAGAAGATTTCCGATCGCGGCTGGATCACAATTTTTATTTGAACATGAAAACGGTAATGATGATGATGGCTCAGCCATGACTGCATCAATTGAGTCAAGTCAAGTAGATATTGGCGATGGTTATAATTTTACTTTTATAAAACAACTCATACCAGACATTACTTTTGAAGGTTCTACTTCTAACTCTGGTAATCCAACAGCTACGTTTACATTACAAGCAAGAAATGGTCCAGGAAGCACTTATTCAACTAATTCTGGTGGTTCTAGTACAAGAACAGCAACAACTCCAGTTGAACAATTTACTGATTTAATTAATGTTAGACTACGAGGTAGATCTTTTAATATGAAATTAGAGTCTACAGAACAAGGAGTAGCTTGGAAATTAGGCACACCAAGATTAGATATAAGACCCGATGGACGTAAATAATGTCTAGAGATTTAGCTCCTCCTAGATTACCACAACCAAATACTGGAGTAACAGTTGATTATATGTATGATCTTGTTAATACTCTAGATGTATTTATACAGCAACAAGGTAATCCCGGAGAGGGCAGAAACACAAAAATAGTTCTTACAGCATTACCAACTAGTGATGTTGGTTTAGAACAAGGAACCTTGTACAGAATAGGAAATAATGTTAAGGTATCTTTATTGAATATAGCAGGAGTAAACGGTAATAGTGGTACTGCATCCGTTGGTTCTGTAACAGTTTCAGTTTCATAACTGACTGCACACTTGTATAAAAGTTTTTAATCTGTTAGGATGATGATATGAGTATTGCAAGTCTTCCATATGATGTAACAAATGCCAACCCGATCGGTTTAGCAACTTTAGAACATGCTTCTAAAATATTATCAGATTTCGGTCGTAATGGAGATACATATGTAGTTCACGCTAAAGAAGGTGAAACTGTTATTCCTATGGAAGTTTTGGATAATAATCCAAGGCTGAAGGATATGTTGTTTCAACAAATGCGTGATTTAGACTTAGATCCGTATCGTTATATTGTTGGTAATGAGTTAAACTCTATAAATCCTGATACTGGACAACCTGAGTTTTTTATTAAAAAATTATTCAAAGGTTTGAAAAAAATAGTCAAAAAAGTAGCACCAATAGTGTTGCCAATCGCCGCTCCGTTTTTATTACCTACTATGCCTTTGTTTTTATCTACTGGAATAGGATCATTAGCAGGAGGTTTGATTGGAGGTCAAAGTCCAAAAGATGCTTTGCGTAATGCTGTTATATCTGGAGGTTTAGCAGGATTAGGTAATATGGCATTTGGTCAAGGTGGTTTTGGTGCAACTGGCACTGAGGCTGGATTAACAGATAAATTTGATATTACGAAAGCATTTAGTAAAACTGAGCCTACTTTAGGAACAACACCTGTGGGAACAACATCTAAAGGAACTCAATTTGCAGTTGATGATGCATTTATACCAAATCAAAAAGTTAGTACAGTTATACCTGATGAATCATTAGTATTAGATAAAACTATTAGACAAGCAGGAGCACCTGGAGAAAAAGGTATTCTTGATACACTCACCGAATATAAAGACAAAGCGACAGATGTTTACAAAAAGTATATATCTCCTGACCGTGTAAGCATACAACCTACTGATAAACAACTTGCTGAAGCTTTGACAAAAGATGCAAAAGCTTTTGCAGATTCAGAGGCAGTAAGAAAAGAAGTATTTGAAAAAGCTGGACTTAAATTTACTCCAGCTGATTTTAAACCCGATTTTAAAGGTGCGAAGGAAGCTCTAGCTCCAAGTGCTTTACAAAAATATGCTCCTCTTGCTGGATTAACAACATTAGGTTTATATGGATTAGATCAAGCAGGAGCACCTATTTTTACTGTGAAAGATGAGGATGGTAATGAATATCAAGTTCCTCTTACAGGTTTAGATTTAATACGACAAGACCCAGACAGATTTAAGTTTAAGGATTTTTATGGTGAAAACCCTTTTTACTCAGGAAGATTAAGTGCGGCACAAGGTGGTGAAATTGTAGGTCCTGGAACAGCAACTTCTGATTCTATTCCAGCTATGCTGAGTGATGGTGAGTTTGTTATGAATGCAAGAGCAGTAAGAGGTGCTGGAGGTGGCGACCGTAAAGAAGGTGCAAGACGTATGTATCAAATGATGAAAAAGTTTGAGAGGGTAGCTTAATGGCAGATGAAACACAAACCGTAATACAAAGAGAAGCCCCTGAAATAGAAGCCTATAAGTTAGGGCTAATGGAACAGGCTAAAGAGCTAACTGGAACAGCACCTTCAGCAGAAGATTTAGCTAAATTAAGTCCAAAACAGTTAGGTTTATCTGATCTACAACAACAAGCTATTGATACTGCAACAGGCGACTTGTCTGGTGGTATAGGCGATTATGAAGCATTTTTAGCTAATGCCGCTCAGGGATTAGACACAGCAGGAGGCACTCTAGGTGGTGCTTTAGGCACTTTATCTACTGGTTTGGGTACGTTAGATACTGGGTTAGGAACAATAGGTAGAGCTGAAACTGCTGGAGCATTATCTACTGGTATATTCGACCCTAGCATGACGCAACAGTTTATGAATCCATATCAAAAAGCTGTAACCGAACAAGCTCTACAACAGCTCAACAAACAGTTTGCAGAGCAACAAGCAGGAAGGTCAGCAGGAGCTGTAAGTGCTGGAGCATTTGGTGGCTCTCGTCAAGGTGTACTAGAAGGCATAGCTCAACGTGAATTAGGTGATGTGGCAAGTAGAAGAATATTTGAAGATTTAGCAAGAAACTTTGGACAAGCACAACAAATAGCTTCACAATCGTTTGAAAACCAACAACGACGTCAAGCTAACCAAGCTTCTTTGTTAGGGCAATTAGCACAACAACAAGCAGGAATAGCAGGACAACAAGCAGGAATAGCGGGACAACAAGCAGGGATCGGTACACAACAAGGTCAATTAGCCATGCAACAAGCTGGATTAGGTGAGTTAGCACAAAACCAAGCTCTAAAAGATATAAATTTATTGACACAGTTAGGTGGTATAGAACAAACACAAAGACAAGCTGATGAACAAGCTAGATTAGCTGGAGAAAGGTTTGCATTTTTAGAACCACAACAAAGATTAAGTTTTTATAGTGATATATTAAGAGGTGTACCAAGTACACAAATACAAACTTTAACTGGTGGAGGTGGTACTCCACAAGTACCTTTATTCCAACAAGCATTAGGAGCTGGGATAACTGGTTTAGGTTTATATGGTGCAGGAAGTAAAATGGGATTATTTTAATGGATGTATTACAAAGACAAATGTTTCAAATGCCTAAAACAAATGAACCGATGGGTGGTATTACGTCGGGACTTGATGAAGCTGAGGCTGTTGAATCAGCTGAGGCTCTCGGTGGAATCGCGGGAGGTATTGAAGAACTTTTTCAAAATATTGATACTGCGGAAAGTCCAAAAGAAATTATGGATGCTATCAGAGGTGATGAAGCCTCGGTGGAGGAGCGTCGTAATGAGTTGGGACAGTTGGTCGGTAAAGCAGATGCTGATAAAACTCCGGAGTCGGTTTTAACAATAGTACAACCTATAATGACTGTAATAGAATCTACTGGTGGTATAGCTAGTTTAGATACAGAAGATGCACCAGTTGCTCCGAATATTGGTGAAGCAAACCAAATGGAAGCTATGGCTAGGATGATGCAAAACGAACCTACAGCTATGTTGAGTAGAGGAATAGTACCAAATGAAGATAATACTGTGACTGGTCTTCAAGCTTTACAACAAAGCACCTCTACTCCATTAGGAGTGTTAGCTTTAGCCCAAAAACTTGGACCAGAAGCACCAAGTCTCGCATCATTCCAAAGACAATATGTAGATAAACCTAGTGCTTATGAACAGTATGCAAGTGTTTTACCTTTTCAAACATTAGCACAGTTTGGACAAATAGTAGGTAGAAGCCCAACTTTATTGGATGCCGCTCTAGATCCGGAAACAATAAAACTCGCTGATCCAATCTTAAAATTAAATATGTTACAAGCTAAAGAAAAAGCAGACCGAGAGGCAAAAGCAACAGAAGGGTTTATACAAGCTAAAAGAGATGCTGAAAAGTCTAAATCAGATTTATTCGGTAAAATACTACCTAAATTTTTAGATAGAAAATCTAGTTTGTTTGAAACTAAAGACGGTGCATTATATCAAGTGAGTCCTCAAGGAACACCAACATTAATTAAACCTGGACAAGATAAAACAGTTATTCTTGGCGATACACTATTAAGACTTGACCCAACTACAAATAAGTATGTTCCAGAATATAGCAAGCCTGGATCTAACATAAAATTATATAACACGGACAAAGGTCAGTTTGCTATAGATTATAACCAAAAGAAAAAAGATGGTGGTTTCAAAGTCACTGCACTTCCAGGAGGTAAAACTAAAGAAGAAGTATCAGCAGAGTTTTTTAAGTTTATTGACACTGGTGATGGTGGTGGTTTTGCTGTTGATATAAGAAAGCCTACTATAATTGCTGAGGATACTGGTTTGACTGTTCTAAACCCATTGTTTGAAGTTCAAGGTAAAGACAAAACATCTGTACAGTCTACACAAGCAGGATTAATGGTAGTAAACGAAACTGACCCTAACAAATCATTCTTGATTCCTGATACAGCTAAAAAAGAATTTATTAAAGTTGGTAGTAAAGAAACTGGATTTGCATTAGTCAATAAATTTACTGGTAAATCACAATCTATTCCTGGACTCAAAGAATGGCAACCAGAGTATTTTGAACAATTAGATAGATTTGCAAAAGCTTCTTTAATAGTAAATAATCCAAATGATTTTCTTCCAGGGGTCGTTAAAAAAGCACAATTAGAAGTCAGTGCTTTATCTAATAAGTTACTTCCAGCAAACACAGAGTTTGAAAAACTAAGAGATGATAATGCTAACTTATTTAGAGCAGAGTTAATGAAAAATGCTGGATCTGATATAAATGAAAAAGATATTGATGCTCAAGTAGACCAGTTTATATTTAATTTAAATAATGATAGACTTACAAAACTAACAACAAATGCTAGTACTTATGACACACAGAAAAGTTTAAAAGATACTTACTCTAAAATGTTAGGTAAGTTGCAAGAGGATACGTCAGACAGAGTAAGAAACTCTCTAGCTCTTCAAAAGTTATCAAACCTACAAAGCTTGGTGAGTGACCAAACTAGAACTGGTTCTACTGCACCGTTTAGATTAGCTGTAGGTAAGTTTTTAGAAGATGTTGGTATAAAGAACAATGTTATAAATGCTCTTGGTATTAGTGAGGGTGAATATGATGAATTTTTGGGTGGCACACTAGGTAATCTACAACTTGCAAGTAAGATAGGTAGCCAGTTTGCTGTTGAGTTTGCATCAAGCTTCCCAGGAAACCTCAACCAGTCAGAAGTTGAATTAATACAAAATGCTGGAATTAACCTTACTACTACAAGAGAGGGTATAAAGGTTATGGAAGCTATATTCAAAGCAGAAGCAAAACGTAATGAGTCAGAGGAAAAAATAATTAACGACTATATGGCAAATGAAGCTAATAGTTCTAAAACACCTATGAAGCAATATGCTGAAATACAAGCAAAACTCATTAAAAACAGAAAAGATAATCCACTTATTACAGAAGATATAAAAAATCAAATAAAAGGTTTTAAAGCAGAAAGTCCTACAGTATTTACGGATGCGTCAACAAACCAAACTATGATCACTACTCCAGATAGAATAGCTAGATTTAATATTGTTAAATCAATCAACGCACCTGATTTTGAAACCTTTTTAGAAAAATCATCACCTATGCAAGATTATGCTAAAAAAACTTATGGTGAAAAGGCTGAATTTAGCACAGATGAACTTAAAAGAATTTATAATTTATATCAACCACTTACCTTGAAACGCAACCCTAATTTTAAAGTAGAGGGCGAATAATGTCAAAAGATTATTTTGCAAGTGATCCAAATCCAGGAGGAGCATCAAGTGGTGCTGATTATTTTGCTGATGACCCAGTACCAGTAGTTGATGATAGTATAAAGCCAACCTTAACCACGGATCAAGGAACTTCATTAATACCTATAGAGGGTGGTGACTTTTTTAATATGCTCAGTAGTTACGCAAATCGTATTGGTATTGCTAATCTACCTTTAGAAGCACAAGCACAAATGTTGAAAGATCAAGGTGAGGAAAGTCCAGTAATAGAGGCACAAAATCAGCTTGAAAAAACTTTAAAATTATTCACACAAGAAAATCTTCGTATAGAAAATGTTTTAACAGATAAATTTGGTGTCAATTATGCAGGAGATGAAGCTGTAGGTGATATATCTTTAAATGTGCGTGATGGTTTAGCACGACGCAATAAGTTTACAGATAGATTAGGTTACTTTAAACGTATGTATCCTGAAGGTAAATATTACAGAACTGATGTTGGTGGTGGTAAAGTAGAAGAGCTTTACCAACTAACTAAAGATGGACAGATATTTAGAGTTGATCCTAATGGTGGCTTTAGTGATTTTGCAGGTGATTTTGGTGATTTTTTAGGTACTGTTGCAACTGGTGCGACTGCTGGAACTATAGTAGGTTCTTTTTTCAGTCCCATCTTAGGAACAGCATTAGGCTCTTTAACTGGACAAATGCTAGATGATTACTTTACTGGTGAAGACATTACTTATGAAAATGGTAGAGAATTTTTAGGTGATGTATTAAGTGGTGATAAAGTAGGTCTCGCGGCTATGGAAGGTGTTTTAAACAGAGTCATTCCGGGATTGGGTCGTTATATGGTAAATAAAATGCAAGGTAAAGAGGGAGTGCCTTTAAACTTTGCAACTAAATCAACAGCGGCTCAAGCACTACAAGCACAAAAATTTGCAGAAAAAGCTGGATTACCATTACTCAGTATTGCACAATTAACTGATAGTAAAGTTATAAAAAAGCTGACAAATCAGTTGATGGGTACTTCTGATCTTATGTCAAAAAAGATGACTAAACAAAATTTAGCCATATTCAACAAACTCAAAGGTGAAGTTACAAAAGATTTTGAGAGTGCAAGTCAAGCTAATTTAGTTGCTTACTTAGATTTACAAAAAAAGAAATTACTTGATGATGCAGTTATACAACTTAGGAAAACTGACCCTGACTCTACAGTTGGTCAGGTAGATTTTACACAATTTGTGAAAGATGTTGGTAATTTTAAAGAGGGGTATGATACGCTTATCAATAGAACATTTACTCTCGCTATGCAGACTGCAAAAAAAGATAATGTTGTTTTTAATTTAAAAAACATACAAGAAACAGCGGAAAATGTTTTGGTCGGCATACAAGGCAAATTAGCTAGAAAAGATAAAAAAGGTAATAACATATATCAAAGAATAGGTGGTGAGTTACAAGGTGATATCAGAGCTATGATAAACCAACTTAAATCTATGGATGAAAATGTTAGTACTATCGCAGTAAATAAGTTTGGACAAAAAAGAGTATTTGATTCTTTAAAACAAATGTTAGCTGTAAGAAATAAATTATCAGAAATAGCAGGAGAGGCTGGAGATAAAAATGCTATTGAATTAATTAAAGCATTAGATAATACTTTAGAAAACCCAATAAGTGGTGGCACATCATTTTTAAAATATTTAAAAGAAGCTAGACAGTTAACAAAAGATAAAGCTGATATTGTTAATTATACTAGTCTAGCACAACTGTTTGACCGTAAAGGTAATATAAATATTACTAAAACTATGGATGGTATTTTTGATGGTAAAACTAATGCTGAGGATATTAATTTACTTGTAAAATTTATGAATGTTGCATCAGGTGTGAATGAAAGAACTGGTAAACGCATTATACAAAAAAACACTGCTGATATGATGAAAACTTTGCAAGATGGTTTTGTGCAATATATTTTACAGCAGAAAGATAATGCTGGAAAAGTTATCTCTGATTTAAAAATAGATAAAAAAGGTCTGTATGAAAAACTTATACCACATGAGCCAACAAGAAAAGAGTTAGAAAAATTAGCTTTAAAACAATCACAACTTAGTCAAAGTGGTGCAGTAAAAGCTTTGAAACAAGACATGGATGCAGATGAAGCAACTTTTAAATTATTAGCAGGATCAACAGCTAAAGAAATAAAGGATCAAATCGCTGAAAGAGGTGGTATGAACGGTAAGCTCGCTAATGATTTAAGAAGGGCTATACTAAACAAAATAATGAAAAAGAGTGGTATTTTAGAACAAGGAGAAGGCTCAGGCGAACTATTACTCAATACACCCATGTTTTCAAAAGCTTTGTCTGAAATAGAAGGTGGTGTTGGTGAGTTTGCACAATTTAGATCATTATTTCCAAAAAAATATGTAAAAGCATTACAAGATAGAAGATTATATTCTTTCTTTGTAACTGGCGGAACAGACGCTGGAGCTGACATCGCTACTGGTGCTGTTGTTGGTCAGTTAAGACAAGGTAGACCAGTTGAGTTTGCAAAAACTATGTTTATTAGTACAGCACTTTCAAAGTTTTTATCAAAAGCCCCAAGTGTAGAACAACTGCAAAGAATACATGATACACAACCTTTGTTTGGTAGACGTGATAAAGTATTTGGTGCTATGACAGCAATGCTAACAAGTATGGAAAGAGAGTTAGGGCTTGACTTTTTGCCTTTAACACCTGAAACTGGCTCACAAGAAGACTTAGGTACTGAAGTTGAAAGAACTGGTAAATCACCAGAGATGGGTGATAAATTAAGTCAAAGTAGTATTACACCAAACACTATTACACCAAACACATTAAACCTGAATCTTCCTGCAGTGTCAGGTGGTGGTTCTGTTGGTAGTCCTCCATCTAGCACGAACTTTGCCTCTCTGTTTCCATTTGACACTACGGGAAGTGCCATATCAAGTAGAGCAGGAATAGGGTCATTAGTATGAACATAGACCAATTACAAAAAGAATTAAAACGAGATGAGGGTTGTGTCAACGCTGTATATCTTGACCACCTGAATCTACCGACTTGTGGTATAGGTCATCTTATTACTGAGTGGGATGAAGAGTACGGCAAACCAGTTGGTGCAGAGGTATCAGAGGATAGAGTAAACGCATTGTTCAAAGAAGATATAAAAGTTACATTAGAAGAATGCAAGGTGCTATATGAAAACTTTGATGATTTACCTGAAGAAGCACAACTCATACTAGCAAACATGATGTTTAATATGGGTAGACCAAGACTTAGTAAATTTAAAAAAATGAACAAAGCTATTGCTGAAGAAGATTGGATTGAAGCTTCATTACAAATGGAAGACTCTAAGTGGTATCGTCAAGTAACTAATCGTGCAGAACGTTTAGTAGAAAGAATGGCTAATCTCCAAAAATTCCCTATAGGTTAAACGGAGGACGGTATGGATCCAGCAACCATAGGAGTAGCCATCACAGCCGCGAACACAGCATTCAATGCGATTAAAAAAGGCTTTCAGGCTGGACGTGAAATAGAATCTATGGGTAAAGATCTTAGTCGTTGGATGACAGCTATTAGTGACATAGACAATGTAGAAAAAACAGCAAAAAACGCATCACCTCTTAGAAAAATATTTAAGGGTCAGGAACTTCAAGCAAGTGCGATTGAGGCATTTACTGCAAAAAAGAAACTAGAAGCCCAAAGGCAAGAACTTAAAACTTTTATTAATTTTTATCATGGTCCTAATTCTTGGAACGAAATTTTACATATGGAAGCTGAAATTAGGTTACAAAGAAAAAAAGAAATATATGATAGGCAAATGTTTATTAGAAAGATTTGGGAAGTTATAGGATGGACATTTTTAGCTTGTACCGTCATAGGCTTTTTATTTTTTCTTGCTTGGATTTATAAGGAAAATAGATGACACAAAAACAATTACAAAAAAAGTCTAAATATGCTGAATATGATATTGATGGTGATGGTGTAGTGTCTGACGAAGAACTTAGTAATATGAAAGATATTAAAGAAACAGAAACTAAGTTAAGAAAAAATCTAGCACAATTACGCATGGCTAGATACACATTAATCGGTATGGGTGTATTTACATTAGCAATGTTCATAGTTCCTATTGAAAGAGTAGAAGCTTTAGCTGATATTAGCAATTTATTCTATATTTCAGGTGCTGGAATAGTAGGAACTTATATGGGGACTACTGCCTACATGACCAAGAATGGGAAGTAATTTAAGGGTACAAACATACACGGAACCTTTGCTCTCATGACTGTATCGAGCTTATACGGAGTCGTTTTTTTACTAAACTATCCAATCTGTTACATTTTCTTGTAAAACTACACTTGCTATGTCAATTTTACTTCTCAAAGCTTGTAACACTTTTTCATCTACTGTTTTTTCTGCAATAATGTCTATGTATGTTACTTTATTCACTTGACCAATACGATGTGCTCGGTCTTCGCTTTGTAACCTGACCTCAAGGTCATAACTGTTACTATAATATATTACAGTAGATGCTTGAGTAAGAGTTAAACCATAACCACCCGTTCTAGGTTGTCCTACAAAAAACCTTACTGGGCTATCTGGATTTTGGAAAGATGACATTGCATAATCCCGTTGGTCTGTGCTAGTAGCACCGTAGTAAGATACTACACTATCCTCGCCATACATATTTGTTAACAACTTTACAATGCTCTCAATATCGTGTGTAAAGTTAGCCCATATAATAGCTTTGCCATCTATTTCCTCAACAACGGCTTCTAACTCTTTTATTTTAGCTGATGAAAAGGTTTTTATTGTACCATCGTCTAGTTTTACATGTCCAGAACAAACTTGTTGTAGCCTGAGTAATTGTGTCAATATTGTGGTTGGAGTAACTGTGCCTTCTTCACATATGCCAAGTGCTATCTTTTTTAAGTCACTATACATTTTAGCTTGTTCAGGTGTAAGTTCAACAACTCGCTTTGTATATACTTTGTCTGGTAAATCCAAACAGTCTTGCTTTCTTACTCTGTAACTAAAATTATCTAACAATCCATTTAACTCCTTTAGGTTTTTGTATCCTACTATTTGGTTAAAACTATATGAACCTAAGTTACGTCTTTTAATTATTGCATACTCATACTGAAAACTATAAAAGCTTTTATGACCAAGTAACTCTGGGTTTAAAAATTCAC